TTGTTATTATAATTAAGATTGGAGGAGAAAATTATCTTCTTCCTGATAAATAAATATACACAATTATGGGACTTAAGTTTCTAACCACTGAATTACACGAAGAAATTGATTTCCTCGTTGAACAACAAAATCGCGCCGAGGATCCAAAGTACTATTTTACAGGACCTTACATGATGGCTGAAGCCAAGAATCAAAACGGTCGCGTTTATGACCTTAAAGAAATGGAGAAGGAAGTTGAACGTTATTCTAAGGACATGATAGCTACTCGTCGTGCTATTGGCGAAATGAATCACCCTCAGTCAACCGAAGTTAATCCTGTCAATGCTTGCCATCTTGTTGTTGAACTCAAACAAAAAGAAAATTACTTCTACGGCAAGTCTTTAATTCTCGATACTCCTATGGGTCAACTTCTTAAGTCCCTTGTTAAGGACAAGATTCAAATGGGTATTTCAACTCGCGGTCTTGGTTCGTTGACTGAATCAGCTCAAGGCAAAAGAGTTTCTAACTTTCACCTCATTTGCTTAGACGTTGTTCACCAACCTTCAGTTCAAAACGCAATGCTTGAGTCTGTTCTCGAATCAAAAGAATGGATGCTAGATACGCAAGGTCGTATCATTGAAGTCTCTGCTGATGCTTTTAATACCCTCAAGGAAGGTCTCACAAAACTTCCTAAGCATGATGTAAATGTTTTCCTTAAGGAAAGGTTGACTATGTTTATTGAGTCTCTTAAGTTAGCTTAATTAAATTAATATGAGCGAAACTAAAAATAGTATTAAGTCATTTATAGCCAGTATAGCTAGTAAAGATTATAAAGAAGCTAACGTTTCTTTGCAGAAAACAATCGAAAATAAGCTCAAAGAACGTATTCAGAGCGCACTTGCCTCTAAAAATTAATACCATTTTAGATAAATAAATTTATACCATGAACGTCAAATCTATTCTTTCCGAACAATTCGAAGATCTCATCTCCGAAGACACCCTGAAGACAATCGAAGAAGCTTTCAACAAAGCTGTCGACGAAAAAGCCGAAAGTAAGATTCAGCTCGAATCTGAAAATCTTAAGCTTAAGCTCGATGAGCACTACACCGGAAAGCTTCAAGAAGTTATTGAAAAGATTGACGCAGATCATACAGCTAAGCTTTCAAAGCTTGTAGAAGCTATTGATACAGATCACGCTGTTAAGCTTCAGAAGCTTGTTAAGAGCATTGACACAAAGCACACTGGTATGCTTAAGCAAGTTGTTGAAAAGTATGAAACAGCTCTTAAGAGCGAAGCTCAGTCTTTCCAAGACCGTATCGTTGAAGAGGTTTCCAACTATATGGATCTTTACCTCGACAAGGCTATTCCTGCTCAGCAAATTTCTGAAGCTGTTGAAAATATCAGAGCTTCAAAGCAAATCGAACAGATTCGTCAGATTGTTGGTATCAGCGAAGAGTTTATTGATAACGAAATCAAGGAAGCTCTTCTCGATGGCAAAAAGACAATCGATTCTCTTAGAGCTGAGCTTAATAACGTTCTCAAGGAAAACGTTGACCTTTCACACAAGGCTACAAAGGCAGAAGCTTCTATTCTCTTAGAACAGAAGACAGCTGATATGCCTTCCACCAAGAAGAGCTTTGTTGCAAAGCTTCTTAAGAACAAGACTCCAGAATATATCGAAGAAAATTTCGCATATGTTGTTGATATGTTCGAAAAGGAATCCCAAGAAGAACTCGAAGTTCTTAAGGAATCTGTTAAGACAGAATTTGTATCTGCTACTATTGATCGCCCCGAAGTGATCGAAGAAGCAAAGAATTTTAATAATGAGGTTGAGCGCACTGGATCGAGTGATAAAGTAAGCGGCTATCTGAACGAGATGAAGAAAATTAGTGGATCAAGATTCACTAGATAATTCATTCTCAACGTAAACAAGGAGACAAAAAAACTATGGCTAATATCATGCACATCAATAAAGATCGCGCCGAGCTTCTCGTTGAAAAGTGGGCCCCGGTCCTCGATTTCACATCCGAGAAGGTTGCCGCTATTAGAGATGACTCGACTCGTTTAAATACAGCTATCCTGCTTGAAAACCAGGAAACTTATCTTAACGAGCAAAACAGCGGAGCCACTGGTGGCGTTTTTGGCACACAACAGGGAACAGCTAATGCTTTCTCTGGTGACAACTATGCACACGGTGATGCCCGTTTGCCTAAGGTTCTTATCCCCATGATCCGCCGTACATTCCCCGAGCTCATCACAAATGAGATCGTTGGTGTACAGCCCATGACGGGACCCGTTGGACTTGCTTTTGCGATGCGTTATAAGTACGATGATTCCGCTCTCGGTTACTCCGCCAATGGCGACGGTAACAACGACGGTGGTTCTATCGCTGCTAACTCATCCAATGGTAAGGAACTCGGCTACAACTACCTCAATACTGCGTTCACAGGTGCTTCAAGCACCCAGCTCTCCGGAGCTGCTGGTGTTTGGGACAACTTCGCAGAAGATAACGGTGTTGGAGCCTTGATCAGCCAATTTGAACTTAGCTCGAAGATTCCTCAGATTACTGTTTCGTTTGAAAAGACCGCCGTCGAAGCCCTCACAAGACGCCTCGCCGCTAAGTGGTCTGTTGAACTTGAACAGGATCTTAAGAACATGAACGGTATCGATATCGATTCTGAGCTTACTAACGCTATGTCCTACGAAATCCAGGCTGAAATCGACCGCGAAATGATCGCGCGTATGATTCAGATCTGTCTTAACGCTGGACAAGGTGTCGGTTATTCCACATGGTCTGCAGTGTCTGCTGATGCACGTTGGTCCGCTGAGCGCGCACGTGACTTCTACAACAGAATCGTTGTTGAAGCCAACCGTGTTGCGATCCGCAATCGTCGTGGTGCCGCCAATTTCATTATTGGTACACCCCGTATTTGCGCGATCCTCGAAACTCTGCCCAACTTCACATGGCAGCCTGTCACAGGCAATGTAAATACCGCCCCCGTTGGTATTGCAAAGGTCGGTTCGGTCGGTGGTCGTTTCCAAATCTACAGAGATACTCGTACAGAAGCCCAACTCAACCCTGGGTATACAGCATCTAATGCTGGTGGTGGCTACAAGGCCGCTCGTACAAATCCTGTAGACTACGCCCTTCTCGGTTATAAGGGTACAGAATACTACGATAGTGGTATCCTCTACTGCCCTTACATCCCTGTAATGGTACAGCGTACAATTGGACCCAACGACTTCGCGCCTCGCGTCGGCTTGCTTACACGTTACGGAGTAGTCGATCACATCTTTGGTGCGAACCTCTACTACCATCTCGTGATTTGCACCGGCTTGGGCACATCGTTCCAACCTGGTCAAGCTGCAACTTACCTCTAATACTCTTAGAGAAACGTTCAGTACGATTCAAAAGAGACCCCAGTCGAAAGACTGGGGTTTTCTTTTTATAAAATGGTGTATAATTAAACCATATGAGTAAAAGACGAAAGATTCTAAACGTATCGGAAAGCTCTATGCACTTTAATGTAGATATTAGAATAAGCGTTCCTAAGTCTCAAATATCACAAGAACTTATTGATGATCTCCTTGCATCTAAGGAGGATCTAATCAACGGTGAAGGAAATCAAATTATGTATGTAAAAATTAACGAAGGGCCAGAAGGTCAAGATTTACTTGCATTTGAAACCGAATACTTTTTTGGAGTAGAATAAATAACTTTTATGAGTACAGGAGCAGGAAAAGGAGATAAACCCCGTCCAACAAATATAAAGAAGTACGTAGAGAACTTCCCTAAGAAGTCTTCTAAGCCAATTGAGGGGTTTGTCCTCAAAAAGGGTAAGCTTACTAAAAAGTATTAAGCTACAGATAATTCCAAAATCTTATTGAAATAAGTCGATGAGACTTTTTCAGGAATTACTGGAAGATTCTTAATATTAAGAGAAGATACTCTATAATCAAAATATAAAAGACCATCTTCTTGATAGTTTTCTACTTTGAACGGAATAGGAACTTCGAAATTTTCCCTGACATTTTTATCAGTCAGTAAAGATATTTGGATATAATAATGAACTCTTCTAAAAAGAAGAAGTCTTCCTTTCTTTATAATTTTATTGTTGATTGAGAAATAGATTTGCTTTTGAAGACATTCGAGAAGAAACGATTCGCCAGGAACTTCATCAAAAGAAATAATTGTTGGAGCGATAATATGATTCATGTATTATTGAATGAGGCTTTCTGCGCAGCTGACATAGGAACAAGCTTTTCCTGAAAGTATTTCCAGAAAGGAGTTGGGTCTGGAGACGTTTTAATAATAGCTATTACTTCTACATCATCGCAATTAATCATACGCCAGTTTTGTAAAAATATATCCCAGGCAACTACTAAATTTTTTGCTGCTGGATTGTATCTTAATTGGCTTGTTGGGTTAGTATAATTTAATATATTTTTTCCAGGAGCGGATTCTAGAAGCTTGATATCTCTTGTGCAAAGCATTCTTCTATAATCTTTATATCCTGGTTTGTCTAAACGCCTATGAAAGCGAAGCTCGGCTGCATTCGTGGCTAACAGCGTCCAAAGTGCTATTCTGCCAAGCCTCATAAGAAATTACTTGATAGTTTCGACAATGCCGAAAATTCTCTTTTCATCAAGAAAGACCACAGTCTTTCCACCTTTTTGAATTCCAATAAGTCCTTTATCCCCAGGAAACATAACATGATGTCCAACCTTAACTTGGCGAGCATCCGGTCCGACAAGATTTACTTTGCCAATTCTCCATGCCTTTTGATCCACAACTTCATTTGGAAGAATGATTCCGTTACGAACTAACGACTTTCCATCAGAAGCAACGTCCGCATACTCTACCATAATAATATCTCCAAGAAGTTCTACTACTTCATAGTCTTCTGGAAGAGGGCAATCCTTATAGGATTCAATGTTAGCGAGGCCGTTGTTTTCACGTGGGGCGTTGAATTGTTGTTGTGCAATCATACTTGTATTTACTGCTAAGTTATACTAATGACAACAACTGTTTAATTTCTCTTTTTGACATTTCTCGGTTAGCTGCCATGATATCAAGAAGAGTGTTTTCTTCAGTTTCTTCCTCTTTAACCTTTTTAATGTAAGAAATTTTTGGAGCATACTTCATCTTAGGAAATACGCTAATCATCATCTTATAGTGAAGCTCTTTGTTTTCTAATAGAAGTTGTTTGTTAACCTCATTTACAGATGCTGCAACGACTGGATTAATAAAACTCAACCAACGTGCAACAAGATATGGGACATATTGATCTAAGGGTAAATCTCCTCGTTTGGTAACAAGTATATCCTTTATATAATCGAAGATAGTCACTTACTTGCAATATGTTTCTTTGAACTTAATTTGTGCATCTTCCCACTCTTTAGAAAGCATAGAATCTCCTATACCGTGATGGACTACTCTAATTGGCAATACTCCACAGCTTACTTTCTTGTCGTTTGCTCTTAAACAAAAAGCAATATCATAAAAATGAAAAGCAAAGTCTTCATTAAAGAACAAATCGTTATCGATTAAGTCTCGTATTTTGCATGAAAAGAACAAACCATCAAGAATCAACGCTCTTGAATTAGTTGGCCCAAACACAGTTGTCCATACTCTTCCGTTATGACTATGAGCAACTTCCCCAACATAATCTTCTTTAGGAGCAGAATTATGCCAAGCCAGATTCTGAGAGCGTTTATTGAACGATTTAGCTCCTGCAAGACCTGTTATAGAGTATGGACTATCGAGAAGTTTATCAACTAGGAAAGCATCTTCAAGTTCGACATCGTCGTGAACAAATAAAACAGTCTTATCAATATTTTCTGGATCTTTAAGGATCTCGTTATAACAAATAGAAAGACCTCTAGTATTTCCTTTAAACAAATGAAAATTTACTTTATATGTTCCCTCATAGTGAAGCATAAGACTCTTATAAAGAGGTCTATCTTCAAACTCTTCAATAGTTTCAGCTCTCGTGCAAGATACAATTAGGAGTTCATTCATACAGACTTATATTTTGTTTTTAGATAGTTAATATTCTTCTTTGCTAATTCGATTTGTTCCGAAGTTAAGCAAGTATTAAAATAATCGTTTGTGGTCGGAATACGAGTTGTATTGCCACTCTCGAAGTCAATTCCGTTGATTGCTGCAAGAACTGTATAACAACTATCAGAGCTACGAATGTTTGGAAACTTATTCTGAAGATAAAAATCAAATTCTGTATGTTCTCCCATACCAAGCAAATGAACTGGTTTTACAAGATACCCTCGTTCAAAAAGTTCTGATATACATTGATTTCGAGACTCTGCAATTCTCTGATCCCCCGTAACATTATTCCAAGCTTTAGGAACAGCAATCTTGCTAAGACCAATAGTATCAAGTTCTCCAGTAAGAAGCATCTTATAATAACAATCAAGCCATTCGGATTTAGTTGAACCCTGGGGACATCCAAATAGTCTTGTGTGGGTTCTGAGTCCTTGATTATCCATCTTATTGATAAAGGAGTACAAATTCTTTAGAGTTTGATCTCTATCAAAGAGTACATCCGGTGCAATAACTTCGTTTGGCTTAAGCTCTTTAACTACTCCAATAAGCTGATCTTCTGTTACGAGGCTATGCTCTGCTGCTGAATTATCCATAGTTATCCAGGCATCTGGTCTACTTTTTCTAAGATCTAAAAAGTATTGTCTATATTCCGAATCTTCAAGATAATGATGACATAAAGCAAAATAGCTATCCCCCTCATGCATTAAATCTAAATGTTTATTTGGCGGTATAACGTAAAATTTCATAAGTGTATTTTATATTAAATTTCAGGTCTTTCAAGGATGTATTTCTTAACTTCTAGGATACCAAGATTTATATCTCCTTGTTCTGCATCCTCAAATGCTTGACTGTCTCCTTCTCGTTTTCTATTCAGATATCTCTGTTCCCTAACAAATTTTGGACACTCAATCCAAAGTAAAGTAGCGTCAGGAAAAGCTTCTAAAATTTCTTTCTGTCTTACTCCAGAGATGACAAGTTGTTTAGATCCATTGACAGCAGACAACCGAAATATCTCGTGCACAATTTTATTATGCAATTCTTTACTATCCTGAAGTACACTTCTGTCTTGAGTATTTTTTATACTTCTGACAATATCTCCAACTTCTACATAAACACTTTCGTTAATATGAGTCAGAGTTTTTGAATATAAAGTTTTACCACTACAAAGCTGTCCACAAACAAAACAAATCATTTTTAAATTATATATTATGTTTTTGTAAAACCAACATTAAATAAAATTTTATGTTCAAACTTTCTTCCTTATTAATTTTGTTTATACAAAAGAAGAAGTTGGAATGTCCAGTTCATGCTGGTCCTTGCCGGTGTATTGT